ATATAGATAATCAAATAGAAAAAGAAGTGCGTAAAATAGGTAGATAACATGGCTAAAAGTATTGAAGTAACGTTAAAGTTAAACGACAGAGATTTTATACGTGGTATTAAAAGATCTAATAGAGAATTAGACAAATTACAACGTAATATGAGACAATCTGGTTCTACTGCCAAAGGAGCGGCTGGCCAACAAGGATTTGGTGGCTTAACTGCCGCTATAGCGGCATTTGGTGCGGCCACAGTAGCATCTTCTGGAGGGTTAAGTAATTCTATAAAATTAAACCAAAGAATTATTAATGAAGTTACTAGGCATTCAGATGCTTTAACTAATTTACAAAATGTTACTAAAGGCGGAACATTGACTGACGCCGCTGGTAACAAAATGAAGAACAGATTAAATGATACTTCAAGAAATTTAAGGCGTACTACTAAAGAATTAAATGAAGAATTTAGCCAATTAAGCAATTCACAAAAACAAACAAATGGCGGATTTGTTAAATCAGGTGCTAGACTACTTAAATTTATTGGTATTGCTACCATAGTAGCCGCGGCTATAGGTGCAATTACATTAGCATTTAGATCCTTAACCGCTAGTGTAAGAACAGCATCACAATTTGAAGACATTCAGATTACGTTACAAAACATAACAGGTAGTGCAGAGGCAGGTGCTTATGCATTAGGATTAGTTACAGAAGAAGCAACTAAATTACCATTTGCATTCCAAGATCTAGCAGGTGCTACACCAGTACTAGCAACTATATCTAAAGATTTAGGTGAATTACGTAGAAATATAAATTTAGCGGCAGATATTAGTGCTAACTTTGGTATTCCTTTTGATCAAGCGGCAAGTTCGTTGCAAAGAGCCTTTAGTGCAGGTGCCGGAGCGGCAGATGTATTCAGAGAAAAAGGTGTATTAGCGGCGGCTGGATTTGAAGCAGGTGTGGCTGTAAGTATTGAAGAAACACAAAAGAAATTATTGGAATTTGGTGTTTCTATACAGGGTGCGGCACAAACCCTAAACACAACATTTAGTGGTGCTACCTCACAGGCAGGTGACAGATTAACTTTATTCAATGCGGCTATTGGTGAAGCAACATCACCTACATTTAAAGCATTCTTATTAGAACTTGTAGAATTATTTGATAACAATAAAGATGCGGCATTCGAATTAGCAGGACAAATAGGAAATAATGTTGTATCTGGATTCCAAGCGGCCGTTATAGGTGGTGCATATTTAATAGATGTATTAGAAGCGGCTAAAACCGGTTTTATTGAAATAGTAACATTAGGCGGACTCTTAGATGGTGCGTATGCAACTATAGGTAAGGCACTGGAATCATTAGGCGTCAGTATAGGTAATGGATTAGACGGCATCATAGACTTTGACAAAGCAGAAATGGCTAAGAAGTTCTTTGAAGAAGTTAAATTTACAGCAGAAGAAATTAAAGCCGCAACAGACGGAGTAAAAGAAGGTGCTAAAGACATAGATGATTCTTTTAAAATTGTATTAGGATCTAGTACAGAAGTAACAGAAAACCTAGACGATACCAGAACAGCATTTCAGAAGTTAAAAGATGAAATGGATATGTTTGATGGATCTACTGGAGATTATCAGGTTTTTGTCGACAGATTAAAAGAATTATTTGAAACAGGCGAAATAGGCATAGAAGATTTCCGTAACACAATGCGAGATCTAGATGAAATGTTTATGAAGAACGAAGGATTAAACAACTTTTTAGAAACATTGGGTACCGCACAAAAAGCCTTAAGTGAAGATTTAGCCACAGCATTCCTAGAAGGTAAAAATGCCGGAGATGCATTCAAAGACTTCTTTAAGAAAATGATTAATCAGATTATAGCAGATATTATTAGATTACAAATTATACAACCAATACTAGGAGCCATAATGGCACCATTTGGTTTTGGATTTGGTACAGGTGGTAATGTTGTAAAAATACCAGGTAGGGCTAAAGGTGGTCCTGTAATGAGCAACAAACCTTATGTTGTAGGAGAACGTGGTCCAGAAGTATTTGTACCAGGACAAAGCGGTACAATTATACCAAACGGCGCAGGCGGTGGTACAGCAATAACTTATAATATAAATGCTGTAGATTCGCAATCTTTCCAGCAGGCCTTAGCGAAAGATCCTTCTTTTGTATTTGCAGTTACAGAAGCCGGTAGGCGTAAACAACCAGGGAGAATATAATGGCAGGATTACAAACAGTTATCGATAATGCTACATTTATGACAATAACTGCCAGACCTTTAACAGGCAGTAGTATCAGTAGATCAGGACAATATAAAACAGCAGAACGTGGTCCTAGTCCTTATGCTATAACTTTTGGTATGCATGATGGATTAACATATAGTACTAACAGAGATACACTACAAGCATTAGATAATTTAGACAGAACAACTGAAGCAAACGTAAGTATCACTAATACTTCAGGAATAAGTTATCTCACAGCAAATTTACATGGGCAAACAAATAACGCATGTACACTCAACGGATACAATGGCGCCGATTTATATATAGATGCTAGTGCGGCCACAGGAGCAGGTACATTATTTAAAGCAGGAGACTGGTTGCAACCACTAGGTAACACTAGCACATACAGATATCCATATCAAGTCACAACAGACGTAGCATTTAGTACAGCCAGTAATGTAACTGTACCTCTGAACCGTCCTGTGTTGTCACAGAGCGGTGTAGCACTCACTAGTGGGGGTTTAAGATTAGGTAATGATATCAGATTCCATGTTAAAATGTTTACATACCCACAGTATAGTGTTATCCCACATGACAGAATAACATTTAATGGAGATTTCGAGCTCATAGAGGTAATTACTTAATGTCTACTAGTATACCAGCAGTACAAGGTACAAATATAGCACCTGTTACACTTATAGACCTAGATCTTAATGGTAACGTGTATTATATAAGCGATGCTTATAAAACATTTACACATGGTGGTAATGATTATACTGAATTAGGTGCTTTTTTAGGCATCAGCAACCTGGATGACAATTTAAAAACAACAAATGGTGATATTCAAATATCATTAGCAGGAATTCCTAGTAGCAGTACAGGTTCAGAAGTAAATTATTTAAATATAATTATGACAGAGCCTATAAAAGGCGGAAATGTAACAATAAAACGTGGCTTTTACGATACTAGTACATGGGATTTACAAACAGATGTTTATACTAGATATAAAGGCGTAATTACTAACTTCAATATAGCAGACGCATTTAACTTTATTAGTAAAGAAAATGATTATGCTGTAACAGTTAGTGTGTCAAGTATAAATGGAGTACTAGAAAATTTAGTAGTAGGACAATACACTAATCCAGACAGCAGAAAACGTATATATCCTAATGACAAATCTTTTGACAGAATACCAGACATCCACAACACACCCTTTGACTTTGGTAAAGAGTACACCGGTGGCGGAGGCTACGGTGGTGGCGGTGGCGGTGGTGGTGGCCGTGGTGGCGGTGGCCGTGTTAGGGAAATACAAAGATAATGTTAATTAGAAAAGCAATAGAACACGATTTTCCAGACATTAAGAGGTTAATGGTAGATTTTGCGAATGCTAATCCTGTTAAAATGCTACACCAACCAGAATACTCAGAGACGCACACAGACAGCGTCTTAACGCATTTATACAAGTATGGCTTAATGTTAGTAGCAGAAGATAATAACAGAGTAGTAGGAATACTATTAGCAAGTGTTATATCAGATGTTTGGCTACCAGAAATAAAAAGAATGTCAGAAATAGCATGGTGGGTAGAAGAATCCTACAGAAATACCACATGCGGAGCAAGACTACTTAAAAAATATGTAGAATTAGGTATAGAATATCAGGAAATGGGTATTATTGAATGTTTTACAATCACAACATTGGCTAGCACACCAGATCTTAAGTTAGATAAACGTGGATGGAAAGCAATAGATTACAATTGGGTATTTAAGGGGAAATAATGGCAGTATTTAGTGCAATAGCAGGAGCAATTATAGGAGCATTTGCCACAGCAGGTGGTTGGTTCCTTACCACAGCAGGCGCCTTAACTACAGCAGGTACAATTTTATCCGGTGTTATAGCAGGAGGACTAGCACTAGCCACCGCTAAAGTATTAGGTGTATTTGATCCACCAGACTTAGGTCCTGATCCAGGTGTTAAAATACAGTTAGCACCCAGTACAGATAATAAAATAGGTGTTGCTTATGGCAGAAATTTTATGAGCGGACCTATTACAGATGTGGCTATTAGCAACCAGAATGATACTATGCACTATTGTATAACATTAAGTGAAAAAGTAGAAGGTGGTACATATACAGTAAATCAAATATTTAGAGATACAAGTAAATTAAATTTTAGTTCTGGTAACGCCAGTGTTAATTCACAAACAAATCCAAACAGCACAAATGTCAGTACAATAGCAGGTAAAATACGTTGTAGGGTATATGCTGGTGGTACAGCCGCTAGTAATCAGATATTTCCTAGTTCAGGCACACAGGTTGCGGCAACTACAATGATGCCACATTGGACTAACACTACAGATTATAGTATGGAAGATTTAGTATTCGCTATGGTAGAAATAGATTATGATGCTGAAAACAGTCTAGTAGGACTAGGAGGAATGTCTTTTGACATAACAAATAGTGTAAGTAATCCTGGTGATGTCTTGATAGATTACTTAAACAACACCAGATATGGCGCAGGTTTAAGTAATACTATTATTGATGTAAACAGTATAACAGGTGCCGCAAATACCAGCCTAAAAGGTTATAGTGCAGAGCAAGTAAGTTATACTCCTTATGCTGGTGGTAGTGCTACACAAGACAGATGGCAAATAAATGGATATTTAAGTTCACACGCACCTGTAGGTACAAACATAGCCAAAATAGCCCAAGCAAGTGCCAGCTTCTTCCTGTTTGATACAAAACAAGGTAAATTTAAAGTATTACCAAACAGAACTCGTGCTAGTACATTCAGTCTTAATGATAACAACATAGTAAGTAAGCTCAATGTAAATAGTACAGAATTGTATAGCCTATATAATGTGGCTGAAGTAGAATTTAATGATGTGTCACGTAGAGATCAGAGCAATACTGTTAAAATTAGTATTCCTGCAGGAGAAAGAAATCCAAACGAACCAGAAAACATAGCATCTTTTAGATTAGACTTAGTAAATGACCCAATAAGAGCAAGTCAAATTGCAAATATAGATTTATCTCAAAGCAGAAATGGATTAGTTGTAACTTGTACTACAGATTACTCAGGTATGCAAATTGATGTAGGAGATGTTGTAGATTTGACAAACGCAGACTTTGGTTTTACAGCAAAAGAATTTCGTGTAATGAAGCATGAAGAAATGCTGGACGATGACGGCATGATTACATGTAAATTAAATTTATTAGAATATAATGCTGATGTATATACACAACCAGCAGTAACAGATAGTGCGCCACAGTTGCCCATAGATATACCTCTTATACCTATAATACCTATTGTTATACCAGGTGTGTTTGATGGTACATATGGTAACGTATCAGTTAATCAATCCTCTTACGGTAACGTTGTTGTTAACGATACTATGAAAGTATTTGGTGCAGGTACCCAGTTAGTAGACAATCCAGGGCCAAATGTAAATGTTGTATCAAGCACAGGGACGTTCATAGATGTATTACCAGCAGAAGAAGTATATGATATTACAGGCGCTGATATAGGTGATTATGAATTAGCCGCTAGTGCTACATTAGGTGGTACAGTAACAGGTGCGTATGATGTAGGTTTTAGACCTAGAATTACATTAGAATTTGCAAACGCAACAACTACTCTTACATCTAATGTTATAGGTAATTCAGGACCTATATTAGGATTTGATGCGGCGGCACCTCCTTTAATCAGTAATACAAAGGTATCTTTAGATCCTACTAATCATGGAGGTTCAGCAGATATGAAACCACAAAGGGCAAATATAATGTTACAAGGATTTACAGACGTAGGTACAAGTAATGCGGCACCTCGATCATTTAGCAATATGGCATATGAATTTTTAAGAGTTACTAAAGGTGAGAAATAATGTATAGAACATTTTATTACAAAGATACAGGTAAATTAATTATAAGCAGGCGTATGAGTGACGAAATGGTAGCAGAAAGACTTGCTACATTTACTAATCAAGGGTGTTTAAATGTTGCTTGTATGCAAATAGACAAATATCAAGTAAATTTAGATACATTACAATTAGAAGAAATACCAGTAATAGATGATTCACAACATTGGTTAAGAGTAAGAAGAAACACAGAATTAAAAATGTGTGACTGGACGCAGGCCGCGGATTCTCCATTATCAG